AACCCGCTCACCGGCGAGTACGCGCACCCGTTGATCGTGCTGTCCGTTCAGCGGCAGGCCGGCAAGACGGTGCTGGTCGGGTCGAACAGCGTGCACCGGTGCCTGACCACGTTCGACCGGGAGTGCTGGTACACGGCGCAGACCCGCCTCGATGCGCGAAAGAACTTCATGAAGCTGACGCGCCGGGTGCGCCGCTCGCCGCTGCGGCCGCCGTTCGCGAAGATCCGCGAGAGCAACGGGTCAGAGGAACTGATGTTCCCCACGACCGGGTCGTCGTACGGGCTGTTCGCCCCGACGGACGAAGCGCTGCACGGCACGGCGAACGCACTGGTCAACGTCGACGAGGCGTGGGCGTTCGACAGCGTGCAGGGCGCGGCATTGCTGCAGGCGATCATGCCGACGTTCAGCACGGTCGACGGGCAGCTGTGGATTTTCAGCGCGGCCGGCGATGCGTCGTCGACGTGGCTGCGCGAGCTGGTCGACGCCGGCCGGCTCGCCGCGCCGCCGGGTGCGGGGCCGCCGCCGGCCGGGTCGATGGCGTACTTCGAGTTCGGGATCCCGGATGACGTTGACGCGACCGACATCGACGCCGTCATGGCGCACCATCCGGCTACCGGGTTCACGCTGCGCCGTGATGCGCTGATGGCGGCGACGGCTCTTATGCGCCCGGATGAAATCGGACGGGCGTTCGGTAACCGATGGGCGTCGACGGCGGCGCCGTCGGCGATCCCCGACCTGGTGTGGCGCATGGCGGCCGACCCGGGCGTACCGCTGCCCGACCCCGGCGGGCTCGCCCTGGCGCTCGAGGTCGGGCAGGACGGCCGCGACGCGGCGATCGTCGCCGCGTGGCGCGACCCGGACGGCATCGCCCGGGTGGAGCTGGCCGAGCACCGCGAGAGTACGACGTGGGTCGTGCCGCGGCTGCTCGAGCTGGTGCAGGCGTACGACCCGGTCGCGGTGCGCTACGACCGGATGGGCCCGGCCGTGGCCGTCGGCGACGAAGCGGTCCGCGCCGGCGTCGACATCGAGCCGGTCACGGTCGACGAGTTGACGGCGGGGTGCGCCGGGATGCTCGCCGGGCTCGCCGCCCGTACGATCCGCTACCGCCCGCACCCGGCGCTGTCGGCGGCCGCGACCGCGGCGAGTACCCGCCCGGTCGGCGACCGGTGGGTCTGGGCCCGGCGCACCTCGAGCGCGTCGGTCGCGGCGATCGTCGCGGCGACCGTGGCGGTGTGGGCGTACGACCACGCCGAACCGGTCCGGCCGTTCACGATCGGGTGACCCGTACGCTGATCACGTGACACGGCGCAACCAACGGCGCACTACCAAGATCGACCGGATGATGTTCGGTACCAGCGCGCCCGCGACCGGTGCGCTCGCCGTGAGCCCGTACGCCACCCAGCCGTACAACGGGGTCGTGTGGCCGACCCTGACCGACCTCGCCGGCGTACCGGCCCCCCTCGTCTGGGACGTGGCCACGGCCCGGCGCCTACCGTCCGTCGGCCGCGCTCTATCGATCTACGGCGGCATGATCAAACAGATGGTGATGGACGCCTACCGCGGGATCGTGCCGCTGCCGCGCCCGCGGATCCTCGAGCAGCCCGACCCGGACCGCGGCCGCGGCTGGTGGCAGCAGGTGATGGTCGAGGACTACCAGCTGCACGGCAACGCCCTGGCCCTGGTCACCTCGCGCGGGCCGGACGGGTGGCCGACCACGGTGTCGTGGCTGCCGGCGTCGATGTGCGCGCTCGAGTGGGATCCGCGCGACCCGGCCGCCCTGCGGTACACCCTGCGGTGGGACACGGCCGTGACGCTGCCGGCCGGCGACATCATCCACATCCGCCGCGGTGCCGACCCGTGGTGCCCGGCCCGCGGGATCGGCGTCGTCGAGGAACACGTACGCACTCTCGACCGCACCGCCCGGGAAGAGGAGTACCAGCGCACGTCGTTCAACTCCGGGGTGCCGTCCGTGGCGGTGATCGCCCCGAACCCAAGGTTGTCGCAGCAGGAATCCCAGACCGCCGGTGATCAGTTCTGGGACCGCTACGGCGGGACCGGGCGGCGCCCGGGTGTGTTCCCGGCCGGCACGGTCATCACCCCGATCGCGTGGTCGCCGTCGGATGCCCAGCTGGTCGAGGCTCGCGGCGCGTCCCTGCTCGACGTGGCGAATCTGTTCAACTTGGACGGGTTCTGGTTGGGGGCCCCGGCCGCGGCGATGACGTACAAGTCGGTGGGCCCGATGTACACCGACCTGCTGCGCGTGAGCGTCGAGCCGGTGCTGTCCGACTTCGAGGACATCCTGTCCGGCAGCCTGCTGCCGCGCGGGCAGCGGGTCGTGTTCAACCGCACCGACGTGCTGCGCGACGACTTCGCCTCGACGATCACCGCGCTGCGCGGCGCCGTCGACGGCGGACTGTGGACCCGCGACGAGGCCCGCGCGTACCTGCGCAAACCCATCCTCGGCGACGCGGTGCCACAGGTCGGGCCGCTGCCGGCCGCCCCCGACACCGGCGACGACGACGCGCTGATGGACAACGACAGCGCCGGGCAGGGCGACGACCCCGCACCGACCGAGGAAGGAACACCATCATGAACCGGCGGAACGGTCCCGTGCGCCGGGTCGACGCACCCGAATCACGGCTGTACGAATCGCGCGTCGCGCTCGCCGACGTCGACACCACGACGAACCTGTCGTACCTCGAGGGCCGCGCCGTGCCGTACGACACGGTCACCGACACGGGCTGGTACTACTTCGAGCAGTTCGCGCGCGGCGCCCTGGGCGAGTCGATCGACGCGGCCGGGCCGTTGCCGCTGCTGCTGTGGCACGACAACCGCACGTGGCCGATCGGCGTCGCCGACGAGTGGGTCGACGCCGCCGACGGGCTGCACGGTGTGTGGCGTCTCGACGATTCGACCGAAGCGCAGCGCGCCGCCCGGCAGGCCCGCGACGGGTTCCTGACCGGCATGTCGATCAGCTTCGCCCCGGTCGAGGACCGGCGCGAGGCCCGGGCGGACTGGGAGGACTGGGACCCGGCCGACCCGGATACCTGGGACGTCGTCACCCGCGTGCAGGCCCGCCTGCTCGAGACGTCGCTGACCCCGACGCCGGCGTACGCCGACGCGCAGGTCGCCCTGGTCCGCTCCCTCGACGGCCGGCACGCGCGGGCCCGCCAGCTGGGGCCCGGGTCGCACCGGGCGTTCGCCGGCCGGTCGGCGCCGACGCCGGGCCCGGCCGGTGTGGACACGCCGAAGCTGACCAGATGGAAAGCGTGGCGCGCTAGCCTGTAGCCGACGCCCGTTCCGTCGACAGTTGTCGCGGTGGACGCCACGGCGCACGGACTGGCCGGCGATGCCTGCTCTCGGGGGGAAGCGAGGCGGCCCGCCGCCGTGCGCCGCGGCCACCGACCCGCCAGCCGTTCCGGACCGTTCGGGAAACAAGATCCCTTTTCCTGAACGGAATGATCATGGCTAACCCTGTTCTGGACCGGCTGCACGCCGAGCGTGAGCGTCAGATCGAGTTCGTCGACAACACCCTGGGCGGCGCCGAGCGCGATACCCGCGACCTGGTCGAAGCCGAGGTGAGCAACATCCGGGCCGCCCGTGAGCGCATCACGGCGATCGACGCGCAGATCGAACCCCTGGTGGAGTTCGAGAACATGCGCGACACCGCCCGGTCAACCCTCGCCAGCGCGCTCGGCCGCCGTGACGGTGCGACCCCGGCCGTGGCCGGCGGCCCGGCGTACCGCTCGCCGGGTGCGTTCCTGGTCGACTACGTCCGCTCCCGCGACCCGCAGGTCGAGCAGCCGGACCGTACCGCGGCCGCCGAACGCGTCGCGCAGGCCCGGGTCGTGGCGCATCAGACGACCCCGGACACCCCGGGGCTGCTGCCCGAACCCGTGGTCGGGCCGCTGATCAACCTGATGGACGCGACCCGCCCGTTCGTCACGTCGATCGGGGCGAAGGACATGGGCGCCGTACCCGGTAAGAAGTTCTCCCGGCCGCGCATCACGCAGCACGTGCTGGTCGGTAAGCAGGCCGCCGAGAAGACCGACCTGCCCAGCCGCAAGATGATCATTGACTCGCTTGAGTTCCTGAAGGAGACCTACGGCGGGGTCGTGAACATCTCCCGGCAGGACATCGACTGGACCTCGCCGTCGGCGTGGGACGCCCTGGTGACGGACCTGGCCGACGTGTACGCGCTCGAGACGGAGAACGCCGCGGCGAACGCGTTCGCGACGTCGGTCGTGCAGACGCAGGCCGCCGCCACCGATGACCTCAAGGGGTACGCGACGGCGATGTACCAGGGCGCGGCGATGGCGTACCAGGGTGCGAAGCGGCTACCGAACCGGATCTGGGTGAGCCTCGACATGTGGGCGAGCGTGGGTGCGGTCGTCGACGTGTTCGGCCGGCTGACGTTCTCCGGCGCCGGGGCCGGCGGTGATGGTGGGCTGTCGGACTTCCGCGGCGACATGCTCGACGTGCCGCGCATCGTCGTCCCGTCGTTCCCGAACGGCACCATGATCGTCGGGAACAGCACGCTGGTCGAGTTCTACGAACAGCGCATCGGGCTGCTGTCCGCTGTCGAGCCGGCGCTGCTCGGCGTCGAGGTCGCCTATGGCGGGTACATCGCGACGGGCACGATCGAGCCGAACGCGTTCGTGAAGATCACCGCGCCGCCCGTCATCCCGTGACCATGGTTCCGCCCACCGTCGAGCAGGTCCGCAAGTGGACCGGCGTGAGCGCGTCATCGATCACCGACGACGAACTACAAATCGTCGTCGACGCGGAGGTGTTCGCGCAGGCGCAGGTGTGCCGGGTCACCGACCCGTACGCGCCGACGCTGTATCAGGCGGTGCTGCGCCGGTGCGCGCGTCATCTGGCCGCGCGCGGCCTGCCGCTCGGGCTGACGTCGGGGGAGTCGGAGTACG